GAAAGTATGCGGGGGGCTGTTGAAATCGCTGCACAGGCAGAAACGATCATGTCCATTGATAACAAGCTTGGGCATTACACGGTCAAGACGGTGAAGCAGAGACGTAGTTCTTTTGAAGACCAAATAAACTTTGAGTTCAAGATTCACGCTCATAGCCCAGAGGCTCTTGAGATTCAGCGCATCGACATTGCAACAGCTGAGAAAACAATGGATCAAGCCATCTTGGATTACATTGATTCCAATCCGGGGCAAACCAGCCAGCAGATATCTGAAGGCATCAAAAAGCGTAAGTCCGATGTCGTAAGAGCGTTGCAGGGATTGGAAGATGAAGAGATGTTGAACGTCATGAATGGCCAGAGAGGAGCAAAGTTCTATAGCCCTAAAAGTATGTTTTGACCTGTTCCTAAAGACCTGTTCCCCTTAGAAATATAAAATAGGAACAGGTGGATAAATCCCCCCCTAAGAACCCCCCCTAGCCCGGAGGGCGTTAGGGGGATATGAGAGAGCAAAACAGTTCCCCCGCTAAGGCGGGGAACTGCATTGCCAAGATGGTCTGAAAAGAAATGTTTGACAGTCTATCTGTTATTGGTATATATTTGGTGTGGCAATAGTGCCGTGGAGAGCCGGATGGCTCAAAGGAGTTAGCAATGGGTTTTTTTGCACAGCATGGTTCCTTCTCTGAGGGAACTGGTCGGAAGTTCAGCGTGGCTGAATCCGGCGTTTACATCTGCGCTTTGATTGACATCGAAGCGATTCAGGGCAAGTCATTCGACGATCCAACAGTCCTGGAACCAAACTACAAGTTTGTATTCGAAACCACCGAGGTTGGTGATGAAGACGGTCAACCTTTCCGCTTCGTACAGTTCACCAAGACGGTCTACGGCAACGAGAAAGCCAAGCTCACAATCCTTTTAGATTCTATGCTCGGCAAGCGTCTTGACCGTAACGAATACGCAAACCTCGACATCAACGCCTTGAAGGCTCAAAAGTGGCAAGTGGTTGTAGGAACCAGACAGAAGATGAATGGTGAATACACTAACATGATTGAGACCGTCAAGCCGGTGAAGCAGACTGCAACCAAGCCACTACGTAAGGCTGTACCTGCTCCGGTTGATGATATTGAGGATCCGTTCGATGCCGAATGAGCGTAAGCCCTTTGTCAGCTTCAATGACGAGTCAGTGCCTGTAACAAAACGCAAGGTGCTATACGTGAAGTGGCTTATGTCAAAGCACGGTAAGACGCTTCAAGAAGCCAAGTTGGCAGCTCATAGAAAGTTTGGCGATTCCGACCCGTATTGGCGGTTTAGGGAAGACTAAACACGGGAAGACTAAAGGACAGGGGCTAACGCTCCTGTCCAACCTTGGGAGATAAAGACAATGAAACAAACTAACCAAAGCCTCGCAGAAGTCATCAAAGAGATGGCACAGCACACCATCAACGTACAGCGTGACCCGTTTGCAGTCATCGATGTACCGCTACACATCCAAGTATCCAGCGACCATTCTGAGATTCATATGTCCAAAGGTGAGCTGCACTTGATGGTGGCCCTCACTGGTGATGATGCTGGTATCTACGACTGCAACTCCATGGGCTACGCTGTCCAGAATCCTTACTGGGTTGGAAGCCTCAAGCCTGCTGACGTGATTGCAGACATCTGGGCAGTGGCATACGAGATTGACAAGATGATGAGCCAACAGGTGGAACTAGTATGACCGCAACATCATGCACAGCAACCGAAGCCCTCAGAGCCTTGCAGTCAGGTTGTAAGGTTCGGTGCATCCACTGGGATGACGGCAAATATATTGAAGTGGTAGGAGACCTGATTACACTCAACGATAGACAAGGTAATCCTATTGCCAGCCCAGGTATGCTTCAGCTCGTTACTATGAATAGTATTCTTGAGAACTTAGTATTCAATAATGAGTGGGAGATACTGGAATATTGACCGGACACTACCGGACATCTAGCATTCAGGCCCTCAGCGTCATAGACGACTGGGGGCTGGACTTTGCAACGGGTAATGTGCTCAAGTACATCCAACGGATGCCACATAAAGGCACATCTAACGCCGATAGCATCAAGGCACTCTGGTATCTGGCTTATGCCATCACCAGGGACGTTGCCTTTGCCGATCGGATAGCACAAGAAGCGGAGGAGATAAATGAAAGAAACAGTTAGAGTTTTTACAAGCACAATAACTTGTATTTGTGGGCAAGAAAATGCTCATATTCAAAGTGGGTCAGTTACCGTAAACGATGCTGAAATACTCTTTTGGTTTGAATGTGGTCATAAACGTCGAGATGTATATCACTTCCATGAAGGCGTGACACATTGTGAAACGCAATACTTTTTGAATGATAGAGATTGGAATTTCAATATTGGAACTCGTAGCGTATATCGGTTTAAAGAGAGTCAAGTAAGTCCTCAAACTTTAGCTTTGTTAAAAAGTGATCTTAGTCTCCCTGACAAAAAAGTATCGGCACGAAATGGCTAGAGCGTTTACCACAGAGCAGAAGAAGGAACGCATCCGGATGGCGGTTGAGATATACCGCCAGACTGGTGCTTGGAAGGATGCCGAAAAGATAGCACACCGGCAAAACGTTGAGAAGTGGATTCGAGACCCTGAGATTTTCGCTTATGCGGAAAGCGTTGGATACGATCAGATTGACACCACGCCGATTGCATCCTTTGCGCCTAAGACATCGCACTATAACTGCCGCATCGGTTTTTCAGCTGCACTTATGCACATGAAGGACGGCAAGTTTCTTGCCAGAGATGGTGCAAGACTCCACTATTCAATCCGTGACAATGCCTTGGTTATGTACAAACTGGACGGCATCGGTAACCGGCACTATGCTGGCCCTGCCTACTTCCGTGGTGCTGATATCTTGGCTAACGACTGGACGGTGGTGGAATGACAAAGCTTATCTGGATTACACCGGAAGCGGAGAAGGTCATCGGGTACTGCGCTAGGGTGAGCAATCCAGCCAACCAAGATAACCCAGACGTATCCCGGTTGTTGTCTTACTGCATCAAGCATGGCCACTGGTCTATCTTTGAGATGGCTTCAATGTGCGTTGAGATAAAGACAACCCGGGCTATCGCTCCGCAGATTCTTAGGCACCGGAGCTTCAGTTTCCAAGAGTTTAGCCAAAGGTATGCACAGGTTACTAAATATCCTGAAGTCCCTACATTTAGGCTTGCAGGTACAACAAACCGCCAAAGCTCAACACCAATACTAGATTATGCAGCCTTACCGTTTAGCGTGTGGGAAACAATGAACTCTGCCTGCCTCGCTGTCAATAAGTCGGTTGATGCGTATGATGCGCTTATCAAAGCTGGCATTGCTGCGGAAACGGCACGAATGGTGCTACCGCTTTGCACACCTACCACGATGTATATGTCTGGTACGGTTAGGTCATGGATCCATTACGTGCAGCTTAGGACGCAGGAAGATACGCAGTTAGAGCATAGGGAGATTGCAGACAGCATCAAGGCTTTGATGGCTGAACACCTGCCGATAACCATGGGAGTAATAGGATGAAATTTGGAGATGTAGTGCAAGCCTTGATGACTGGTGGTGGCAACGCAGTATGGCGGGAAGACTGGGGAGGGTCCGTATTCCTGCGGTACTCCGAACTGTGGAATGTCTTTGAACTGCATGGCCCTAAAGGGCGGGTAACACAGATGGAAGAGTTGAGCCTATCCCCTGGTGATTTGTTTGCTAACGACTGGGCACTGGTTGCCATTGATCCACAGAGCGGACTGGTGAAAGAATGAGCGACATATCATTCCCGTTTATCCTGATGATTCATTACGTAGCAGACTTCCGGATGCAATCAAGGCACATAGCTGAGACAAAGTCCAAATGCAACAAGTCTCTGTCTATACACGTCCTGTTATACGTGGCTACCTTCCTCATTGCAGGTTTAGTACACTTTGTAACGGGGAACAATGTAGATGTCTGGAAGTTTTCCAAATATGTGATTATCAATGGTCTACTGCACTGGTTGACCGACTACATCACCAGCAGGGAAAGCACCAAGGCATACCAGAACGGTGACATGGAGAAGTTCTGGAACATAATCGGGTTTGATCAACTCATACACGGCGTTACGCTGTACATGACATGGGAGATATTGAAGTGACACTAAAAGACATTCAGGATACGTTCCGAGCATTGCCGACGTATCAAAACGTAGACCTTACGCAGTTTCAGATGTACGCTCGGCAACTCGTATGGATGCAGAGACAATGGATGCTTGAAAACAAAGACCCTAAAGATGAAATGACTATTTCATACTTGGACAGGACATTGAGCATTGAGCGCCTCAATAGCACACACTGGAATCTTGTATACCGACAAGCTGAGTTTCCATGTGGCAACATTTTTACAATGCCTTTGTACACCAATGAAATCACACCTGAACTCTTGATTACAGATGCTGCAACTGAACTACACGCACTGATTGAAAAGCTGGTGGAGGGATGATTACCTTTGCCCTTGGTATCCTGCTGGGCGCTGGGTGCTTGGCTGTCTATAACGAGATGTATACACGCTGGTTGTACGCTGATGTCAAGAGACGAGCGAAACAGCAAGGCATCAGTGAGCGTCAAATGAAAGATGCACTCGTATGGGCTGCGACAGAAGAAATCGAGGAGAGCCTACATGGCAACCGTTAGACTACGGAACCCACCTAAGGATATCTTAACTCAACTCAAGCAGTGCCCAGCATTGCAACAGCAAGGGCAAACATGGCACATGGATAAAGCAATCTTTGTTTTAGTCCAGCAGATGGCAGAGAAAGAAAAGGCTAACCAAGATGGCAGACCAGCAACCAAACGGTAGACCAACGAAGTACACGCCAGCAACGGTTGAGAAGATTACAGATGCTCTGCGAGGTGGTAACACCCGCAGGGCTTCTTGTGCTGCTGCTGGTATTTCACAAGATACATTTGCTAACTGGCTACGAGAGCATTCGGCTTTTTCGGATGCAGTAGAAAAAGCAGAGGGTGAAGCTGAACTCCGCAACCTTGCAGTGATTCAAGATGCCACTAAAACAACATGGCAAGCTGCTGCATGGTGGCTTGAACGGAAGCACAAGCAGGAGTGGTCTAGCAGGGTAGAACAGACAGGCGCAGACGGTTCACCTGTCAAAGTGATTGTGGAGTACGCAGATGGTAAAGATTAGGTTTCACGGGGTTATTCCTACCCGTGCCACAAAGTACTCGGCAGGTTACGATCTACGCTCACCCGGTGACATCACAATCCCTGCTGGGGCTACTGTAGGCGTTGATACAGGCACTTATGTCTCTATGCCTGTTGACCTTTGTGCTCTTGTCTGTAGCCGCTCTGGTTTAGCCTTGCGTGGTCTTGCTGTTGCCAATGCCCCCGGCATTATTGATGCTGACTATACAGACACTATCAAGGTGTTACTGCACAACCGTACGCAGGGTGGCTGGGTGATTGAGGCAGGAGACCGCATAGCGCAGTTGGTGTTTACGCCCTTTGTGGTTGGTGACGATATCCCAGCAGATGAGCGTACAGGCGGGTTAGGTTCTACTGGTGCCTGACATTCGATTGGTTCTCCCTCGACCACATGAAGGACAAAAGGTAATACTGGCACAGGCAAGGCGATACAACGTCCTTGCCTGTGGCTGAGTAGGTCGAAGATTCGGAAAGACAACACTTGGTGGAAACCTTTTATCTGATCCGGTTCTAAAAGATGCTTTGCCATGCGCTTGGTTTGCTCCTACCTATAGGCTCTTAGAAGAGGCGTACAACGATCATAAGCGTATCTATCAGCCTGTTATCCGGCGAGCTGTGCAGACTCCAGCACCGCGCATCGAGTTGATTACCGGGGCTGCTATTGATTACTGGACTTTGGATGACCCTTCTACCGTTGCCCGTGGCCGAAAGTACAAGCGGGTAATCATTGACGAAGCCGCCATGGCAAGGCATCTAGAGCAAGCCTGGACGGAAGCCATACGACCAACCTTGACAGACTACAAGGGAGATGCTTTCTTTCTCAGCACTCCCAAGGGCTCTAACTACTTCAAGACCCTATACGGCATGGCTGGTCAAGATGATGACTGGATGGCATGGCAGATGCCTACCACCGCTAACCCTTGGATTGATGCAACCGAAGTAGACAAGGCTGGGGAATCATTGCCGAGCATCGCTTTCCGCCAAGAGTACCTAGCCGAGTTCGTCGATGCAGCTGGAGCAAGAATCAAGCGGGAGTGGTTGCGCTACGGTGATTGCCCAGAAGGCTTGCCTACCTACATCGGCGTTGACCTTGCCATCAGCACCAAGAGTGAAGCAGACTACACCGGCGTTGCTGTCGTATCCCGTGGTGACGATGGGACAATCTACGTTAGAGACATCAACCGTACCCGTGCTGACTTTGCTTCTGTGCTACGCTTCATTGAGTCAATGGCCGACAAATGGAAACCTACCATGATTGGCATCGAGCAGGTGCAGTATCAAGCCGCTGTTGTGCAGGAGCTTCTACGGCGTACCAAACTGCCTATCCGGGGAATACGCCCAGACCGTGACAAAGTGACCCGCTTTGCCCCTCTGGAGGCCAGATACGAACAATCACAGGTTATGCATTGCCAAGGGCTCCCGGCATACTTTGAGGATGAGTTGTTATCCTTTCCAGTTGGTAGGCATGATGACGTGGTGGATGCTCTGGCTTATGCTTGGCAGGTATGCGGATCTAAGCGAAGCTGGGGTGCAGTCTGAAAATATATATCTCTATACCCTTGACGTGTATACACTTTGCGTGTATATTCAACACATGAATACCGACAACCTTACGACAGCTGAAATCAACTTTGTAAAGAATATGCTATCTGGCTTGACCGATGAGCAGATCATCGCAGACCAGACATCAAAGACAACCAAAGACAATATGGACAATGCAAACAACATAATGTTGAACATGGGTTATGTATGGGGCTGGACAGCAGGACGCTCAAAAAGTCGAGCATTATTCCTGAACAACAAAACAAACTACACACTGCACCGAGAACTAATGAGTAAGTTTGAATCTGAAAACTTGATGCACTTGCTATGGTGTCCTGAGCACATGGCAAACAATGAGTATGAACTCAAAGTAGAGCGCAACACTCGCCGGTCATATATCAAGGTTGCAAGCCAACTAGTAGAGCGCGGATTACTCGAAGGTGCACTTGTGGTGACAATCAAAAAAGGTGAAGGAATCGCAGAAGCCCTGATTGAAATCAGGAACCGATAGAAAGGACAGGCCCCCGCAAGGGGGCTTTTTTATTGCCTGTGGGATACTAGGCACATGGGTATCTTTGACCGATTCTTGGGGGGCAAGGCTGTAGCCAACCCGACACAAGCACTACCACTGCCGCTTAGTCAGTCCCGTGATGTCTACCTAACCGGCTATGGCTCCGGTCAGCTGCAAACGCTCCTGCGCCGTGCGCTTCCAGGGGGTACCAAAGACTGGGCACGAGTAGCGGGAGACCTTGGGCTTAACGGTATCGTGGCAAGCGCGATTGACTGGTACATCAGGAACTTCCCACAGGCTACAGTCAAGTACTATCGCCCGGTAGATTCCCAACAAGCAGAGCCTGTAGAAGACCACCCGGTAATCGCTCTTATGGCACAACCTGATCCGATGGTGATGGGTTCTTTGTTCTGGAGCTGGGTTATCCAAGACTATAAGTTATTCGGCAACACCTACCTGAGGAAGATTAGAAGCACTACCCGTGGTGTGGTGACCGCTCTGCAGTTCCTGCCACAAGACATGGTGCGCCCTGTCGGTAACGGTGTAAACCCTCTAACGCATTATGTCTACACCACGGATGGCAGGTCATTCGATATCCCGGTTAGCGACATCATCCATATCCGGTACGGCAGAGAGCCTTCCGACATCCGCCTTGGACGTAGCCCGGTAACCGCTGTCTTGCGCGAGATTGCAACAGACAACACCGCATCAACGACCGCATGGGGACTGCTGGCTAATGGTGCGATGCCATCGCTCATAGTAGGGCCTGATGCCAAAGACCAGACCGTAGACATCTCAATGGACGATGCACGGCAGGTCAAGCGACAACTTCATGAAGACCTGAGCGGGGACGGTTCAGGCGGTATCGTGGTCATGACCGGAGCATACAAGATGGATAGGGTATCCCTAACGCCATCAGAGCTTGCTTTGGATTCCGTGAGACGTGTTCCTGAGGAGCGTATCTGTTCAGCCCTTGGACTCAACCCCATGGTATTGGGTCTTGGTGCTGGTCTTGAGCGTTCCACCTACAACAACTTTGAGAGGGCACAGCAGGCAGCGTGGGAGGACGGCATGGTTCCTCTCCTGCGTGTCTTGGCTGATGCGATTACCGCTGACCTCCTGCCAGAGTACCCAGAGACTCAGCAGGGTGATTTTGTACAGTATGACCTTGAAGGTGTACGGGCTTTGGCTGATGACCTATCAGCGGAAGCGGATCGTGCGGAGAAACTGTATAAGGCAGGCATCATTGACCGTGCAGAAGCCAAGCGCATTGCTGGTCTTGAAGCCGTGCCAGAGGATGAAGGAATCCTGCATCCATCCGCTATCAGCACACAGGCTGGTACAGGTGCATCGCTGGCAGAGACAACCAACGCGGCTGGTATCCTTATCCGCTCTGGTTACGACCCCGGCAGTGTGACCAACTTCTTGAACCTTCCAGTGCAACACACGGGAGCAGCTCCGGTTACCCTGCGTGAAGGTGAAGCCAAGGCACTCAGCACGAAGTTTGCCCCAACCGATGCAATGCGGGAAGCCGCACAACGTGCGCTTGACTGGAAGGCTGAAGGCTTTGATGGTGGCACACGGGTAGGACTCGCAAGAGCAAACCAGATTGTCAACGGTGAGCAGTTATCCGAGGATACGATTCTCCGGATGTATTCTTTCTTCTCCCGGCATGAAGTCGATAAGCAGGCTGAAGGCTTCAACGCTGGTGAGGATGGTTTTCCATCGGCTGGCCGTGTAGCCTGGGACTTGTGGGGCGGTGATGCTGGCTTCCGCTGGGCAACATCCAAGCGCAACCAGATACATGGTGAAGAGTCCAAGTCGGTAGATTGTTGCACTCCGGGGGTAGTGTACAAGTCTCACCCTTTTTACGGGTACGAGCTGATGGAGGCTCATACAAGCGAGTAGACGATGGCACGGGCAGAATCTATGCCGCATCGCAGAAGTTCCGCAATAACTTGCTGGAGCGTGAAGGCGTAGCCATATCCCGGATGCAGAGAGCGTACAAAGCCGCTACCGCTGCAAGTATCGCAGAACTGGAAGCACTAGAGGAACGCATCGCAGAGCGTGAGGCAAACGGTGAAGACCCAAGCCAAACTATCCTCTGGATGCGTCAGCGCATCATAGACAACATCGAGGAACTTGGTCGTAACTTGCAAGCCTTTGCGGTAGAAGGAGCAACGATTACAGCAGATGGACAACTCGAATCGGCAATCCTTGCGAATGAGACGAGCGGGCGCTTGGTTGAAGCGGCGGCAGGTCGTAAACCGGCTAACGTCTCACTCGGCAGTTCATGGACAGCCTTGCCAGACGAACAGCTCCAAGCCTTTGTCGGCATGGCGGGTGATGGAAGCCCTCTGGGTGTCCTATTTGAAACCATTCCGCAGGTAACAACCGATGCTATGCAGATGGCACTTGTACAGGGCATCAGCCTAGGCGAAGGGCCACGGACAGTAGCACGACGTGTAAGACGTGCAGCTGATATCGGTAGGCAACGTGCGGAGACAATAGCCCGTACAGAGATGATTCGGTCAGCCCGTGAAGCGCAAAGGCAACTCTATACGCAGAACCCTGCGGTGCAAGGATACCGACGGCAAGCGACCCAAGATAGCAGGGTATGTTTAGCCTGTCTGGCTTTATCTGGGACGCTATATGCAACAGATGAAATCATGCCTAGTCACGTAAATTGCAGGTGCGTTCTTGTGCCTGTAACGATGTCATGGGCAGAGATTACCGGGGATTCTTCTATCCCTGACACCAGACCTCCGGTAGCAACACCTGAACGCATCCTTGCTGGATTGTCGGATGCTGACAAGGTAGCCATCATGGGGCCTCAAAGATACGCGATGTATATGGAAGGCAAACCGCTTGCAGATTTTGTGCAGGTAGTACCAAACCAAGACTGGGGGCCTAACACGCGTGTACGGCCACTGAGAGAGCTTATATAGGGTGTGTGGGATACTTACGCCATGGACGTGCTGACAAGCTTTGTTGACGGAATCAAGTCTGACCGCTTAGGTCATGTCAAGGGATACCTTGTGCGCTTTGGTGACACGAAGGCAACCGACCTTGAGGGTGACTACTTCACTCGATCAACCGACTATGGTTTTCCTATGACCGAAGGCAAGCGCGTACCTCTGAACGTTTACTACCACCACGGTATGGATCAGGCAGTTGGTAAGAAGTCCATCGGTACAGGCTTCATCAAGATGACCGATGAGGGACTTTGGTATGAAGCGCAGTTAGACTTGGCTGATGAATATGGCAAGATGGTTGCAAAGCTGTGCAAGCAAGGCAAGATGGGCTTTAGTTCCGGTGCTGCCGCTCATATGGTTGAGCGCAAATCCATGGGCGGTGCTTCCGAAATCATCCGGTGGCCTATCGCTGAGGCATCGATTACCCCTACCCCTGCGGAGTTTAGAAACAGTGTCAAGAGCCTTGAGGAGTACTACGGCATGGGCGAGATGGAAGATGATGAAGAGATGGTCATGGCTCCTATGCCTGAGCAATCAGCCGCCGAGTATGCCGCTGAGATATTCAAGGAAGCCGAAGGCGAACTTATCCACGAAGGGCTAGAAGCCTACTGGGATGCGCTC